GCTGACAAACACGTAGAGAAGAATGGTAGACGTGAGACAGGACATGAGTGGGGTACTAACCCATGCTCTGAGATTATCCTACGTCCTTACCAGTTCTGTAACTTAACTGAGGTTGTCATTCGTGAGAGTGATAACATTGAAAGTCTGAAGCGTAAGGTAAAGCTTGCTACTATATTAGGTACAGTACAGTCTACCTTTACTAGCTTACCATACCTACGTAAGATATGGCAGAAGAACACAGAAGAAGAGAGACTACTAGGTGTATCACTAACAGGTATTATGGATAATATGTTACTCTCTAAAACAGTAGACAGCCCACGTTGGTTAGCTGAAATGAAACAGGTAGCTATAGATACTAATGCTAAGTATGCAGAGAAGTTTGGTATTCCAGTTGCTGCTGCTATCACCTGTGTTAAACCTTCTGGTACTGTGTCACAGTTAGTTGATAGTGCTTCTGGTATTCATGCAAGACATAGTGATTACTATATACGTACTGTTCGTGGTGACAACAAAGACCCACTAACACAGTTTATGAAAGACAGTGGTATCCCTTCTGAACCTTGNGTGATGAAGCCTGATAGTACTACAGTGTTTAGCTTTCCTATGCAATCACCTATGAGTGCAATTACTCGTAATGATATGACAGCACTTGAACAGTTAGAGTTATGGAAAACATATGCACTAGCATGGTGTGAACATAAACCTTCTGTTACTATCACAGTACGTGATGAGGAGTGGATGGCAGTAGGAGCATGGGTATATGAGAACTTTGATATATGTTCTGGTATCTCATTCCTACCTCACAGTGACCACACATATGCACAAGCACCTTACCAAGAGATAGATAAGGAGACATATGAAAACCTTAAGAAACAGATGCCTAGTAAGATTGATTGGACAGCTCTTTCTCTATATGAGAAGGAAGATTCAACAAACGGTAGTCAAACTTTGGCATGTACTTCTGGTGCATGTGAGATAGTTGATATCTAAAGTTACAACATTAGCGAAAGTTTGCATAAAATGAAAGTATTAGGAAATGATTTTAATATAACAGATGGATTACTAAACTATCTATATGGTATATATCCTAATAAGCTTCCGCTTACACAAGTTACCCCTGAGGATTTAGCTTTCCTTAGGGGGCAACAGTCTGTAATACAGAAGCTTGTAGAATTACAACATCAAGATTATGAGGAATAGAAATATGGGTGGATTATTTGGTGGCAGTACGCCAACACCAGCACCAGCACCAGCTAGACCAGTAACTGCTGTAACTAAAACTCCTGACATTGAGTTAGAAGATACAGAGCTACAGTCAGAAGGTATGGCAAGAAAGCGTAGAGGCAAGAAAGCTTTACGAGTTGACATGGGAGACACAGGCATACAGATACCTAAGACTACTTCAGGTACGGCAACTGGTGTGCAAGTACCTAAATAGGAGATTAAAATGGGCGGTATAATGGCTGCAAGACGTACTGGTGAAGGTAAAAAAGTAGAGAAAGCTGTAAAAAGCGGTGACTTGGCAGCTCCATCAGTAGCAGGAGTAGCATTAGCTACTTCACGAAAGAAAAAAGAACAAGATAATTTACAAATTCCTAAGTAAAGGATTACATAATGGAACAAGAAGTAGGCACAGTAGCTAAACGCTACAGTCAACTTGAGAGTGAACGTGATACGTTCCTTGAACGAGGACGAGAAGCGGCTAAGCTAACCATCCCTACTCTTATGCCAGAGGAAGGTCATAGTAGTTCATCTATCTATGCCACACCGTATCAGGGCATTGGAGCAAGGGGTGTAAACAACCTTGCATCTAAATTATTACTTGCTTTATTGCCACCTAACAGTCCCTTCTTTAGACTTACCATTGATGACTTTGACTTGCAACAACTTGCAGGTGATAATCGTGGACAAGTTGAAGAAGGTTTAGCACGTATTGAACGTGCAGCAATGCAGGAAATAGAAGGCAAAGCAATACGTGTACCTACATTTGAAGCTCTAAAGCTTCTTATTGTAACAGGTAATGCACTAGTATATCTACCTAGAGAAGGTGGTATGCGTGTATATAGACCTGACAGGTATGTTACAAAGCGTGATGTTATGGGTAACGTATTAGAGATACTAGTAAAAGAAACTATGTCACCTCTCATGTTACCTGATTCAGTTAAAGAATTATTACCAGAAACTGATTCACCTAAAAAGAATTATGACTTATATACATGCGTTAAGACTACTGATAAAGGCTTTAATGTACATCAAGAAGTAGCAGGAATAGAAGTTCCTAACTCACGTGGTACATTTAAGAAAGATAATAACCCATTCATTCCATTACGTTTTATACGTATTGATGGTGAAGATTATGGACGTGGTTTTATTGAAGAATACATAGGTGACTTAAGAAGTCTTGAAGCTTTGACACAGGCTATCGTCCAAGGTAGTGCTGCATCAGCTAAAGTATTATTCTTGGTACGTCCTAATGGCACTACTAAAACATCTAACCTAGCTAAAGCACCTAATGGTGCGTTCTTAACAGGTGATACAAATGATGTATCTACCCTACAAGTACAGAAAGCTAGTGATTTTAGAGTAGCACTAGAAACTATGCGTATGATTAACGATAGACTTTCTGCTGCTTTCCTACTTAACAGTAGTGTACAACGTGCAGCAGAGCGTGTTACAGCAGAAGAAGTACGCTTCATGGCACAGGAACTAGAGACAGCCCTTGGTGGTGTGTACTCTATTCTATCCCAAGAGTTTCAGTTACCTTTAATTAACTTACTACTTGAGTCTCTTACTAAGCAGGGTAAGATGCCAAGGATGCCTAAGGATAGTGTGATACCTACAGTAGTTACAGGTATAGAAGCCTTAGGTAGAGGACAAGACTTAAATAAACTAGCTACATTCTTACAATACTTACAACCTCTAGGGGCAGAAGTAATAGCTAGTGAGATGAATTTAAGTGANTANATTGATAGACTAGCCGCATCTCTAGGTATTGATACATCTGGCTTGATTAAATCACCAGAGCAGAAGCAACAAGAACAGATGATGCAACAACAAATGATGCAACAACAAATGTTAGAACAGACAGCTATGGGAATGGCACAAGGTGCTGCTCCCCAACTAGCTAAAGGCGTAGCAGAATCGGAGTAATAGATGGCAGAAGCTATAAACACTTATCAAGAACCTCAACCTGAAAATCCAGAGCATGTCAAAGAGATGCTTGAGAAAGTAGAAGGTAGTCAACAAGACCCTGAACGTCCTGAATGGCTACCTCAAAAATTTAAATCTCCTGAAGATATGGCTAAAGCTTACTCAGCACTAGAGGGTAAGCTAGGCAAGGGAGAAGAGACTACAGAAGAAACTTCTGAACAAGTAGAAGCTACTGGTGAGGAAAGCCAAACAGAAGTAGCAGAGTTATTAGATAGTAAAGGACTAGACTTTGACGTATTCGCAGAAGAGTACGCTCAGAATGGTGAACTATCTGATGATGCTTACACTGCCTTAGAAGAGGCAGGTTTTCCTAGAAATATGGTAGACACTTGGGTAGCAGGGCAGGATGCTCTTGCTTCTCAGATGGCTACAGAGATATACTCACTTGCTGGTGGTACTGAACAGTATAGTGGTATGATACAATGGGCATCTGATAATCTACCTGAAGCTGAAGTAGATGCTTTTAATGCAACAATGGAAACGCAAGACATGAATTTAATCAGCCTTGCGGTACAAGGTCTTAATGCACGTTATCGTTCTGAGGCAGAACCTAAACTCCTTAGGGGAGATACAGGTACTGTGTCCTCAGGTGGGCGTTTTGAAAGTAATGCGGAACTCACTGCTGCTATGAGTGACCCTAGATACGCTAAAGACCCTGCCTACAGGCAACAGGTAGCTGATAAGTTAGCTAAATCTAGCCTGTTCTAACATGTTGTATGGGATTGAGGAAGTCTCCTTTCCTTCCTCTCTCCTTCTAAATATATAAATTCACCACCGAAGTTACGTCATACGTGCAGAGATTCGCTACCTTAGGACGTTATATACGGCTGCTTGGGCAGGTGTCAGACAGGGNCAGCTAGGTATTAACTACTGTCTCTGTCCTTTTATATATTTAGAAGGGGAAACCCTACTCAAAATTACTAATCACGAATACCCCTGACCCCTTGCGAGGGACAATCTGTCGGAGAAAGTATAGTAAAGTTGAGGCACAACTTAAACTTAAATTAAACTAACGAGGTAATAATTATGGCACAAGCTGCTTCTAACCCTGCTTACAGTGTAAGCTTTCAGGGTCAAAATAACCTCACAGGTGACGTTCGTGACCTCTTTCTAAAGCTATATGCTGGTGAAGTCCTAACTGCCTATGAGGAAAAGAAAGTCCTAATGGACAAAGTACGTACTCGTACTATTTCAAAAGGTAAATCCGCATCATTTCCAATGACAGGTAGAGCAACTGCTGAATACCTAACCCCAGGGAATGAGATTACTGGTGGGTCAATTCGTGCAGGTGAGCGCATTGTAACTATTGATGACTTGCTCATTTCTAGCCAATTCATTGCAAACATTGACGAAGCTA